ATTGCACCTTCTCCTATAATAACACTTTTATCCCCATCCCCATAAATAGAGACACTGCCATCATAGCTGATAGATGTTACACTGTATATACCCTTAGGTATATAAATACAACCGCTCTTATTTAGTGCATTTTGAATAGCAGTAGTATCATCAGTAGCCCCATCGCCTAGAGCTCCAAACCATTTTACATTAACAGCTCCACTATAGTTTCTAATCCATCTACCATCTACTACACCAGTAGCTTCAATAATAGTACCGCCATTATCATCTTCAATAGAAGTACTATCCCAATAGAAAGTACCTCCACCACCATCACCTTTACTATAGTAGCCTAATAACTCTACTGTAGCATTAGCTTCTATCTCAGTATTTAAGTTCTTCATATTAGCAATACTATCTACTACTACAGAACCAATCCTATCTCCATCCAAGTTTAATACTTGGTTTGCTTTAATTGCACTCATATTATTCCTTTCTCATTATACTGCCTCAGCTTTTAAGGCATCAACATAAGCCTCTCGTGCTTCTTCTTCTGTCTCAAAGCAACCTAGATGCTTCAACTTTCCGTTCCTCTTGATTCTAGCATTAAAGGTCTTGTTGTGTTTGTCCCAAGAATACCCTTTCGCATGTTTGTCTCTATCTCTGCAATTCACCTGAGCAGTTACTAAGCGTAGATTCTCAATTCTATTATTAGATTTATTGTCATCTATGTGGTCTATCTGTAGAGTATCATCTATGTTCCCTGTCTGGTGTAGGTATATAATTCTATGTTCAGAATACTGATTACCTCCAATGCTCATTATTCTGTATCCTGAATGATGGTCACTTCCTGCTCTATCTCCTACTTCTACTCTACTCTTATAAGGGCGAACTTTCCAGTATAATCCCCCATCTTTATATTCTAGTAACTCCGTCAGTACATCCTGCGTTAAACTACTCATTAACAAATTACCCATGTAGAACCTTCAGGTACAGTTACAGTTACACCTTCATCTACAGTTACAGGTCCTGCACTGATAGCATTATAATCTTCTGTAATTGTCTTATCTGATACTATTCTTTTATTGTGTTGAAACATACCTTGAGAAGTTGTATTGCCAATAGAGCCAACTCCTTCTTCAATAAGGTCTGCAATACCTGCTACCGCTTCAATGTCAGCTAGTGTTTGAGTATTAGCTAAGATATTCATATCCTCTAATACCTCAACAGCTGCAATTGTATTAACATCTAATATGTTGTCTGCTACTGTTTGTATAGTTGCAACACTTTGTGCTGCTAGAACCACATTATCCATATTAGCCGCAACTATACCTGCATCTGTAGGTGTTAGTAACAAGTCATCAGGTGTTGTACCTACCTGTAGTGTTAGTGTACCTTCTGCAGGGGCAGTGTGAAACACCGCTGCATTGTTAATTAAATCATAGTCATCTGCACTTATAGCTACACCATCAAGGTATATTTTAAGATGGCTCTCACTTAATACATTTAATCCTATTGTAAATATTCTCTGACTACCATTTGAAGGTAGTACTTTATCACTTACCATTATATTCCTTTACTATTATTAGTATATAAACCTTCATAATTCAATGAAGTAATATTGAAGCTTGTGCTTCCACTATCTTTAAGTGACAGGATAACATCATCTGTATTACCCTGTACCATAAATTTCTTATCATCAAGAGATTTAGTATTGTAGTAATCTACACTACCTACTCTTCTCTTATTTTCTACCACTAGTGTATAGGGCCCACCATTTGTATTAGCTACCCTAACTGCCTTAAACTTAAGACCACCACTTAATGTGTCTACTCCAGCATTACCTGTAGATATACCCCATTTACTTAATTCAATTGAAGCCTCATATGGAACTACTCCATCACTATATTGTGTAAGTGATGTAGGCTCTAGTACTATATGGTGTAGCTTCATAACACCTTCATCCACTGTCATAACAGCTAGTGTAGAATCTACCATAGCCATGTTTATAACATTCTCCGGCATTACCCACTTGTGCCATGCTGATTGTGCTTTCTCTTCACCCTGCCAGTAGAAACTATATACATAAATGATATTATCACTACCTGTAGCCATGAACAACATATCATATTTAGAACTACCTGCCATAACCTTCATACCTGTTGGTACATATTGTGGACAATGTGCTGTAATATTAGCCGCATCATTAGCCGCAGTATCAGGTACTACAAAGTATTCTCTAACTTGTGTAGTCTCTTCTTTATTAATAGTAAAGTATACATTAGGTCCAAGTCCTACTGGTTTAATGAATCGGTTAGTATCGAAGGCTGTTGACTGCTGTATTGATACATCTTTAGGTGTTAGTGTTTCTGCACCAGATAGTATGAATTGTGCTTTGTCTCCAAATAGTAACAGTTCTTTATTAAATGGTATAGCATATCTAAGTGCTACCACTTGACTACTATCTACTGCTACATCTATCGGGTCACTATCTAGTACATCAGTTACTGTTGTAGGGAAGAAGTTATAATACTCACCTACCTCTGACATAACTATATTCTCTCCAGATATAAGACCTAGTCTATTCTTAAAGAAAAATACATCAGTAATTGTATTACCTACAAAGCTTGGCTCTGATGCACTAAGCTCATCACCTGCTGTACGCATACCCCAAGAACTTGTGTTTAGTATGTTACCATATTCATCTTCTAGTGGTATTTCAGTACTATCATTAATCACATCAAAGTAGAACTTAATATCACCAGCTGCATCTTGTCCTCTAGCTAGGATGTGTGGCATTGTAGATGCATCAATTGTATTATATAGGTTAGGCTTAACTGTTTCTTTATACACACCCTCTATATATTGTACATAGTATTCATCAAAGTTAGATTTATCATCACCTGTGATTTGAATAACACTACCTTCAAAACCTAAGTTATTAGGTAAATCCTGAAGCTTCTTAACACGTCCCTGCCAACTCTCACTAGCTTGGTCACCCCATGAGTCACTACCTGTGTATGCTTCATTACTCTCAGCTACATTCATAACTACTGAGCCTCTAGCAATACCTCCAATAGCAGCAGCTAATAAGGAAGCAGCTGATGTAGAGTCATGGTGTATTGCTTCCGTTAATAATGCCCCATTCTTATATATGTAGTATGTGTGCCGTAAGAGAGCATTGTCACCTGTTGCTGCTCCAGCACTACGTTTAACCCAATAGAAGAATTGACTCTCCCATGCACCTGGTTCTATCTCTATAATTGAATATGATGTAGTACCTTCAGTACCATGTACAACATCTACCCATGCTACACCTAATGTTATAGTGTGTGAACCATCAGAAGCTAATCCTTTAGGCCCACTATGGTTAATATCTTCTATAGCTATTACTATGTCTACTAATGCCTCAGCAATTAGTACTTCAACTTCAGTATTATATTGTGCATCCTCTGTCTCTAGAGAGGTATTAATATCAAGTGTCTTAATATAAGATGTACCATCTACATTAACTGTAACTTCAATAGTACCTTCAGTGGTAAATATCTCAGGGTATCCTCCATCACCTTCACCTACTAATGTATAGTTACTACATCCTAGTGTCCAGTATGTTGTTTCTACATCTGACCCTAGTGTTGTATCCATCTCTACTGTTTTAGTCTTATTAACAATATATGTTATATCCCCTATAGTAGTTAATGCAAATGCTTCTTTAGCTGGTGTAGTTCCTGTAGTCAAATAGACATCTGTACCACTATTAATAGGAGTACCATCTAAGTCGAAGGTATACCAGCTACCCCCATCAATAGCTATGATGTACTTCTCTAAGTCATCTCCTCTATCGTATGTGTGAACAAATACATCCTCCGTTAGTGATGTATTATTAGCCATGTATTCTAGTGGTGGTCTTTTACCTACACCAGTAACTACACTAGGATAACAATTTATCATCTCCTCAACCTGTGTGTCCAGTCTGAGCTCAGGTGCTTGACCACTAACTCCATTATATAATCCAGGTAGTGTTTGATTAATTAACATTATCTATCCTTTCAATCCTCTAGGATTTGTAGTTCTATTTATAATCCTCATAGTTGTACTAGAGTCAAATACATTATAGTCCCCTATATCAGAGTCCCAATTTAACACTTCTACTTTAGCTTTCTCTTCGTCATTAAGTAGGTATTGTAACATTGTCTCATTACCTGTTAACCTCTGTACCAACATACGCGATGCTCTAGTAACAATATAGTGTTGTACAATTAAAGGTACATCATCAAATGGTACATCCCATATAACCTCTGCCTCTACTGTAGATGTGAATACATAAGTAACATCATCTTTATTATATAGCTTGTGGTCCTTAACAACATAGTCCTGTCCTGTATCTGTAGGGTCTACACTTAGTGCATTATCAGGTATAGCTATGTAGCCATCCATATCAGGTACAAACTCCCATACCTTATCTGTATTAAAGTTATAACCAAATGCTAACACTTGTGTTTTAATCTCGTCTAGTACAAGACTAGCTTGTTCTGCTTCAAATATACCATCTATAGCTTCAGTAGCTCCTAGTGTTTGTTCTCCTAGGTTTTGTAGTATGATATTAATTGCATTATTTAATTTATTCATATCTTTCCTTTAGTTTATTATAGTTGTTGTTGGCCTCATATCTCAAACCAAAAAAAAGGACCAGCTAAATTAATAGCCAGTCCTTATAAATTGCTTATGCTTATGCAGCAGCAGCGTCGATTGTTACTACACAAGCTGGATTAAGTACACCATAACCCATTGCGTAAGATGAAGTCATTAAATCACCTAATTTCTCAGGGATGTAGTTAGCTTCAGATTTGATGTCAAGTAATTTAACAATACCAATTGCATTAGTAGTGAATACTACAATCTCACCAGTAGCTAATCTATTAGATACTAAGATGTTGTTACCTGCAATCTTAGTAATCTTACCAGCATCAATACCACCGTTACCAGATGTATAGTCACTGTTTGTACCTTTATCAGATTGAACTAAGTTGTAGTAATCAGCAGGAGTTACAACTACGTATCTCTCACCTGGTACATCTTTTTCATCTAAGATAGTTTGTGCTTGGAACATAGCATCAATAATCTTGTTACCTTTAACAGAAGCAGCATCAGCAATTAATACACCTGCATCAATTGCAGCAGCTTCTGGAGTAGGTTGACCTGTAGCAGCGGCAACACCACCAACACAAGTTCTAAGAGTAGTAACTACGTCACCATCAATTGTTTGTGCTAACTTTCTACCCATTTCAGTAGAGTATTGTCCTCTAACTTCATAGTGAGACATTGCTTCTTCGAAGTTATCTACAAATACAGATGCATATTTTAAGTTATCAATAGTAATAACTCTTTCACCAGCAGCGATTCCTGATACATCAATATCAGTACCTGGTACGTGCTCAGCTACAGCATCAGTGTATGAACCAATAACTGGGAATTGCATTTCCCATTTCAATAAAGTACGTTACCACTTTACCCGTCTTGTCCTTGGTAGGAGACAGACCGCTATATATTACTATATAGATTAGACTATATCTTTAAAACTGTTTAAATAATCAATTGCATTTTGTAATCTGTGTTTAGAATCTTTTAATAGTCCTAAAGCGGTATTACAGTTTGTACATAATAGACCTCTAACTTGACCTGTCTTATGGTCATGGTCTACAGCAAACTTAGTATATCTATTACTATTTAGTTTGCAATTACAAATCTTACATTGACCCTCTTGCTCAATAAACATCTTCTCATAATCTTGATTAGATACCCCTAATTTCTTAACTCGTTGTCTTTCAATACGACAATCTTTGCATTCATTAGTGTGTTTATTTGAATCCTTTCTAAAGTAGAATTCATCGAGTGGCTTTTCAGTCTCACAGAGTGTACATATTTTCATATATGTTTCCTTTTAATTTATTTTGTTTTACTCACCGCTTCCATCCACTTGGATGTACGTGCACAATGCACTAGTCGTTGAACGTTCCTATCTTTCGATTAGGCTTCGCTGCTGATTGTCCCATAAGGAGGTCCCAGCAATTCAATGAGTGTTTATAGAGAACCCTTTATGTTAAGCACTCTTACCTGAAGAAATAGTTCTAGTTTGTACTAGTCCCATGAAGATGTTGTTCTCTTCGAATGAAGTTAATACTTCTCCTGAGAATACTTTAAGAGCGATTGCTCTGTCTGAGTGTGCATCAAGTGTGTTAGTACCGATACCATTTGAGTGAATATAATTTGCCATGTTTTAAATGTCCTTGTTTTATTTTTATGTTTAATATGTTAGCCGTAAGTGGCACCTACGCGTGATATTAATATGTATTGTCTTTTATTTCCATCTTTGGTATCCCTATAAATACACCTCGATATACTTAATAGGGGCATCGATTTTATAATAGTTTTAATATTAAAAAGGTAGTGACAGGCGTTTGAAAGCCTACCGACTACCTAAAAGAGGAGTAAAGAAGTTTGGTCTTACATCATCAGTGTTAAACTTGTCTAGGACATAGGTTACATCTCAATGCCAAACACACCTTACCAATTACTCTTCGCTATCTTATTTTGTACCTGTGCTCTAAACGCAGGGTCTTTCTTGTACCTAACATCATGCATATCCTTAGTCATCTCTTGACTAGATTGATACCCTTGTGATGATGTAGTTGAATTACTACTGGCTTTAACTAGTGAGGGTCCTCGTGTAGCTTGGAACCTAGCATACAATCCTTGGATAGCAAATTCAGCTTGTCCTTCATTTTGTAAACTAGAGTTAAATGCTTCCTTATCCCCATCCGATAATGTTTCTCCTGCCCATGATATCATATCTTGATACCCTTGCTCTCCACCAGCTAGTGATTGCATCTTAGATAAGTTCTGAGATACAATAGCTTCTTGTCCTGCAATATAGTTATCTACAGTAGCTTTATCAATACCCTTACCAGCCAATGATGCGTATGTATCCTCAGATAATACACCATTGTTAGCAAACTCTTGATTCAACTCTGTAAAGTCAATGCCCTTGCTTTCAGCTAACTCTTTAGCTTCAGCCTCTGTAGATACTGTATCACCCTCTTCCGCTTCAGTAGAAGCTTCTTTAGTCTCACCGTCATTACTACCTAACTTACCTTCTAGTTCTTTGTAAGCTTGTTCCATATCTTCAACAGACTTGTACTTACCTGCATATAACTTAACTTCATCAGATGGTAGTGGAGCATCATCTGCTACACCCCTCTTATCAGCATCACTTTGTAGTTCCTGTTGTGTTTGGTTTGTGTTCGCATCCATCTTGTCCACCATCGCTTGTTCGTGTTGACTTAGGTTTACGTTTTCTTCTTGGCTTTGTTGTATTTCCATCTTTAACTTCCTTCTTCTTTATCTCTCTTGTGTATGGGGGAGTGGGAGGAGCCATTGTAACCGGCAACCTCACTACATCATCCCTTGTTCAACTGCTGCTTGACCACCAGCTTGTGCTGCTGTATCTAAACCAGCTTGTCCAGCTTGTTGCATCATAGCTTGTTGTTGTTCCTGTTGTCTCTGCTCAGGTGTCTTAATCAGACCCTCTGTATCAATACCCAGTGATGTACCTATTTGTGCAATAACTGCATCTACATTTGAATATTGTGCAAATATCTCAGGTCCTAATAACTGCTGTAATGTTTGTGCAAACTGTACTAACTTGTTGTAGTCGTGTCCTCGTCCTAGTGCCTCTACACCAGTAACAATTACAGGCTCTACTAATCCCTCTGGGAATGTAACTTTAGATGTTAACATCATTAACTTAATTAATGGTAGTTGTAGTTCCTGTGTTAGAATACTATAGATACCACCTAAGGCATCCTCTAGTTCTCCAGCCATAAGTCTTACCTCTTCAGCTGTAACACGTTCTGCATCTCTTCTTGCTGATTCATTTAGAAGGAAAGCACTAGCTAGTCTTCTCTGTATATCATTAAGTGTTTCATATGCAATACGTAA